TGTTCATCAGTATATTTTGCAGCCCTCGTAGTAAACACCTCTCGTATTCTTTTATTTGAAGTATTTGCATATGCTTTTAAATCTTCATTTCTAGGTTTAAATCCTGTTTCTTTACCAACATTGGCTAAAATTGCTTTTTGTGCATAAGCATTTGTTATACCCGCGGACACTAAAGCTGCTGTTAATACTCCTATTACTCCTTTTCCAGCTGCAATTACACCTTCTTTTCCAGGAAGTTTGGCTGCTGTTGGTGGTTTAACTGTTGGTGCAGGTGCTGCAGTTGGTGGTTTAACCTCTGGCTTTGGTGCAGGTGCTGCAGATGGTGGTTTAACCTCTGGTTTTGGTGCAGGTGCTGCCGTGGGTTTTTCTACTGGTTTAGCAGGTGGCTTTGGTGCTTCTTTAGCAGGTGGCTTCGGTGTTTCTTTAGCAGGTGGCTTCGGTGTTTCTTTAGTAGGTGCTTTGCCTTTATCTTTACCTGTAGGTGGCGTAGGTTTTGCTGGCGCAGCAGGTTTTTCTTTTACTTCTTCTTTCTTTTTTCTTTTCTTTTTATCTTCTTCTTCTTTTTTCTTTCTAACGGTCAAAGCTGCAATAATGGCTTTATTTCTTTCTATTTCTCTTTCTTCATTTGATTCATCTTCTTTTTTTCTGGCTTTGGCCAATGACTTTCGAGTTTCTTCAGCCATTTTTAATTCTTCATAAATCATTCCCAATACTTCAGTTGCTTCACCACCTTCTTCTAATTCACCACCAGTTTCAAAATTAACTCCTCGTGCAGAAGGTCTCTTTCTTGGTTTGGCAAAATGTTCTATTGTGGATTGTTTACGACCCATTAAACGGCCGAGAAGTGCTGGTGCTAAATTTGAACCGCCAGTGAGTTTCTTGGCGATATTGAGTGGATCAAAAGATTCTTGAATGCCTGTGAATGTGGCTTTGGTTCTATCAGAGATGGCAGAACCAAAAGACGAACCAATGCCTTCACCTTTTACCAAATTATCGGTAATGAGGCCTGCAAGTCCTTTTTTTCGTATGCCTTCAGCTTTGCCGTATTCCATTTACTATTTTCTTTGTCTTTCCCGTATCTTTTGGTTTTCTTCTTCAATATACGCAATCAACATAGAAACGTAAATGTCCCGTTCCCAAGGCATCATATTTTCAAGCTCTGACAAACTATACTTATGGTGATGTATCAACGCAAAGTTTGTCTTATAGTAATTCTTTAAATTGTCATGACGAAATGTTAAACGAAAAAACTTTCAAGTCCTTCTACTTCAATTTTATGTTCGAAACCACATTTATTACATTTAATATCCAATGTTTCTTTTAATTTTGGTAGATTATTAAAGAAGTTTTCTATCTTACCAAATTGTTCTTGGTTTAAACCTTCAACAAACTCCATTAATTCTTCTGGTGTTGATTCGGTTGCGTAGTAGAATTGTTCACCATCATAAATGTATTCAATACTCTGTGCAATCATATGAAAGGTGACATCATTAATATTTTCATATTGCAAAGAATCTTTTACAATACCAAACTCCGGATACTTTAACTTAATTGAAATGTTTGATGTGAGTTTAATCTCAGCCGAAACATCCTCATTCATTTGTACCTGAATTTGAGTTAAATCAACTTCTTTCTCCATAATATTACCACATTCAACATCGTCAACCACATTATTACAACGATATCGTGATTCAACCACCTCACCAACCGATTTGGCACGAAGATTGACAAAGTAATATTCAACATCAATGATAGGCAACTTCTCTATGTTCACACCTTCAGTAAGTGTGCAGTTATACAGAATGTCTTTAATGTTCTGTTGAATGGTAAACGATTCGGACGATTCAATCGCCATCAATAGATTTCGTTGTTCTTTAACAAGGAACGGTCTATATTTAATTTTAGTTTTTGAAACCGGCAACTCAATTTCATATGTCGGCACATCAAGTTTTGGTAAAGCCATAATTAACTCCTATAATAAATTAAAATTATTTTTCATATTATATTATTTGCATCTCTTTGATTTATTAAATCTAAAGCACTTCTCTCTTGTTCTTGTGTGTTTCCACCAGATAAAGCATTTGGTAAAAAATTACCAGCCTGACCTAAAGCACCAGTCGCATTACCTCCGAGACCGCCAATTGCATCCGAAACAAATGCGAGACCAGCATCAACCAGTTGCATACCATAAGCCTGCAATGAATTGTTCTGCCAGTATGTGTATGCAAATGTAACTCTTAGTTTGTGATACCCATCGGTTGCCCAATCTAAATCTAAAGCTTCAATGGAAATAGGATAAGCATCGTATAAATTACAAGAATATGATATTTGATTTGTAACATCATATTGATTTACAGTAATAACTGTTGCATAATCACCTTTGTATCTAAAATTGTAATTGTATTGTGGGTTAATAAAGTTTAACCAAGCGTCAAAAAATACCTTTTGGCTCATGTCATCATCAACCATAAATGTTAACTGCATATCATTAAATGTTGTAAGATAGGGATATTTCTCAACAGGATTTGAACCAATCTTTTGCTCTGTGGTTGCTAGTGACCGACCAGGCAAATTAGCACTCTCACACCGGTAGTTTAAACTCTTTGCATTATTGACATAAGGTATCAAAGTTAATGGAACAGGAATATTGACATCAAATCTATTTGGTCGTGCTAGGTCTTTTCTAAAACTTGCTTTGAATTCGCTAATGTTACCAGCCATTTTGTTTCCTTATCGTATCTGTTCTAGTGATTCTTGCCACACTTTGGCCGGTGCAGCTTTCCTAAACTGTTGAATTGGCAAGAATGCCGCAACGTCCCATTCATTTGGCTGCACGGCAAGTATTTTTGATTGAACATGGCTCATCAGATACTTTTTGAAGCATGGTTTAAACTCTTTAAACCGTCTGGAGGCGTTCAATATGTCATAGGTGACATTCATACGCTGTATGTCTTTATTGCCGTCAACCACCGCAAAATCCATCAATTTATCCAAAAAGGCGACTCGATACTGAATTGGTAAATAATGTAGGTTTAGACCAGTAAAACCATCTGCTTCAATGTTGAGTACCAATACCAATGGGAATCGGTCATAATATGGTAAGTCTGCTTTTGTTTTTGGATCGTAATAAAAGAAATATAAACCACCATTATAAAAGTGATTGCCTCTATCTTCTCGTGCAATCGTAGAAGCAATACCTGTAGGGTTACCAAGTGAACTTATCTTCTTGGTCAACCAACGATATGCATCTCGGCCCATCGTTTGAAGTTCCGAAGCAGTCTTTTGTCGTGCTAATTGTGTAAGTTTCGATGCCATTTATTATTTAGTTACAGTCCGAGATGGTCTTCTGTGAGAACCTGAAACTCCCATCCACGGTCTAGACAGTATTCCTTAGCGGCCTTCCATTTGGCGGAGTTAATTCCATAGGTGGTTACTTCGGTAATATATCTTTTAGTGATTCTTTTCTGTGGTTCTGGTGGTTGAGATTGTTTCTTTGGTTTGACCTCAAGTAATAGGGTTTTTAACTTACCATCTTTAGTTCTCATCTTCACAAGAAAGTCGGGAAAGTATCGATGCCAACGACCATCCACAGGAGATTTATAGGGAATAATAAGTTCTTCCGAAGCCCAAGAAATAATATTAGGATTTTTATCGAGCCAATTCATCACCAAGCACTCCCATGATGAGCGGTAGATGATATTCTTGTAGTCCCCAATATATTTTTGAGGGTTAGAAGGTGTAAATCGTCCGGAATATGCCATAAATATAGTATTATGTATCTTTCTTTTAGGACAACCTAATGGCTATCATTTCAATACCAACATCCATTGGCGGTGTATCCATACCTGGTGCAGTGGTTAACGGACCTCTCGGGTCCCTTTATCAAAATGCATTTGGTCGCACCGATTTACAATATCCACGAGATTTACAATCAGCCACCAGAGGTCATTATGTTCAATTTACAATTAGTGAAATCAAACCTGCTACATTTAACGAAGTAACAGAAAAACTTCTTGGTGCAGCCAAGTCAGCAGCCGCTGCAGCAGCCACTGGAATCACGAATGCAATCACAAATCCTGAAGAAACACTCAATCAATTATCTAGTGGTATTTCTAAGTTTCGTGAAGATCCAAACAGTATTTTAAAATCAGTTCAGTTCACTCAGCCAGAATTAAAAACAGTTGGTACAATTTCATTATATATTCCAGAAACAGTAAACTTCACATATGCAGCTCAGTATGATAAATTAAGTTTAGCCACTGCAGCACAACAAACACCCATTATTGGCAAAGCAGCCAAAACTGTTTTGGGAGCCATTAATTCAGGACCAGCTAAATTATTATTAAGAGGTCAAGGTTACGCTTTTAACCCACAACAACAAATCTTGTTTGAAGGTATTGATTTTAGAATTTATCAAATGGCTTTTACATTTACACCATATTCAAGACAGGAAGCTGCAACTGTAGAAAAGATTATTAAACTATTTAAAGTTCATGCCGCTCCTCGACTGGCTACAGGTTCAGCTGGTATGTTTTTTGTGCCTCCTTCTATTTTTACACCAAAGTTCTTTTTTAATGGTCAAGAGAATAAAAAAATTAATAAAATAACCAAAAGTGTTATAGAAAGTATTGATGTGAATTATGCACCAAATGGTTTTACTACTCAATCTGATGGTGCACCAACTCAAATTCAATTAACTATTAATTTTAAAGAAATCGAACTCTTGACACGAGATAGAATAGAACAAGGATATTAAAATGAAATATTTTAATACATTACCAAAAATTATAAAAACGGATGCAAATCGTAATTCTGTTATTATGACCGATTTGATGGCTCGGTGTTCCATTATACCAGAAATATTAAATAATCCAATGGTGTATTATGATTATGATGTGCAAGACGGTGATACACCTGAAATTGTTGCATACAAATATTATGGTGATTCTTATCGGTATTGGGTGGTGTTGTTTGCAAATCAGATTACAGATCCACAATGGGACTGGCCACTATCATCTAATGACTTTGATGCTTATATAACAAATAAGTATTCATCATTCAATCCATACTCAACTGTGCATCATTATGAAAAAAATATCACACAGTATGATGTAAATACTTTGACTACAACAGTAAAAAATATTATTATTGACCAAACCACATATAACTCATTGGTTACAGGAACATTTACATATACATTACCAACAGGAAGTGTAACGATTACAATTGCAAAATCTGCTGTAACGTATTATGATTATGAGGTAGAAGAAAATGAATCAAAGAGAAGTATTAGAATTTTAAATTCTGCTTATGTTGACCAATTAGAAAAACAATTTACTGATTTAATGGCTGCTTAAAATATGGCTGAAATTGACCAAAACATTTACACCGATGTAGAAAATCCTGGCGCATATTATCCACAAGATTATTCTTTAGAATCTATTAATTTTTTAACAGGTTCTGGCCAACGATTTGAAATGAAAAAGTTGTTAATAGAATTATCATATTATGAAGATATTTACAGTTTTTCTGTGTCTGGTTATGTCACGATTGTAGATGCTCAAGGATATATTGAGCTGTTAGATTTGACAGGAAATGAATTTGTTGAAATAACCTTTGCCAAATCTAAAAATGCTCCAAATACAAATAAACAAGTATATCGAGTGTATAAAATAGGAGATAGAAAACCTGTTGGCAACTTAAACTCTGAATATTATACATTTTACTTTTGCTCAGAAGAATTATTACTATCGGAACAAACCAAAATTAGTAAGTCATATAAAGGTAAAGAGATTGATAAGGTTATTACTGATATATTAGTTGACAAATTAAAAGTAAAAAAAGAGAAGATACGAATTGAGAAAACAAATGGTATAAATGATTTTATTGTGCCTCGTTTCAAACCTTTTGAAGCAATCAGTTGGTTATCAACATATGCAAGGCCTAAAGGTGCAGGTGAAATTGGTGCTGATATGTTATTTTTTGAAACAAAAGACGGGTTTAATTTTCGTTCTTTACAATCTATGTTTAAAGATAACATTTATACCACATACAAATATCAACAACAAGGTATAGAAGATAAAACACAATCATTCCAAGAAAAAACAATAAGTGTTTTAGACTATGAGTTTGTTAAAGTTTATGATATGATGAATGATGTTAATGCTGGTACATTGTCAAATCGACTCATATCTCTTGATATCATGTCTAGAACAAGTAAGGTTACAGATTTTAATTATCTTAAATATAAATCTCAGGCAAAAACATTAAATCCTGGTAGCCCAACAAACTCATTAAAAAATAGATTAGGTTTGACAAATGCCGATTCTTACAATGCCTCGTTTAAGGTAGCTACTAGCAACGCCTTTCAACAAAATCAGCCATATATAAAGCAGGCAGTTAATGGTGGGGTTGCAAAAGATATTGCAATTGAAACATATGTACCAAACAGAACGGCACAAATTTCATTGGCAAACTATACTGTGTTAAAAATTAAAATACCTGGTGATTCAGGAATTACTGTTGGTCGAACAATTAACTTTAATTTACTGACTTTAAAACCAACTACAGAAACAAAAGGCTTGGATGAATTTTACTCCGGTAAATATTTGGTGACTGCTGTAAGACACATTATACAACCAACAGCATTTCAAACTGTTCTTGAAATTGCAAAAGATAGCACACCTAAACCATATAGTGGTATTAATAATGATTCTGGTATCTGGCAAAATATAGTTAAAATATAATGGAAAATTTCTTAGGAAAAGATGGTTTTATTTGGTTTATCGGTGTAGTTGAAAACCGAGTGGATCCTTTAGGTATGGGAAGATGTCAACTTAGAATATTTGGTTGGCACACAGATAATGTAAGTGAACTACCAACACAAGATTTACCATGGGCTCAACCAATGTATCCAATTAACAATTCAAAATCATTTTCTGCACCACGATTGGGTGATTGGATTGTTGGTTTTTTTATGGATGGCGATTCAGGCCAAGCACCAATCATGATGGGTGTTTTACCAGGAATACAAAAATAAATGGCAGATATTAATCCTCTTGCAGTCACAGCAATTTACACCATAACACCTGGCGGTGAAGTGGTTGAAACAAATAAACCAGTTGCACCAAATACTGGTGATACACCACAATCAGGTAACCCAACACAACCACAGTTGTCAGCTGGACTCATACAAAATACAGGCATAGCGGCCTCAAACAATAATCGGTCACACGCTTGTGATACAACTTTATTTGTTCGTAGAAATGTTTCTTTGGCTGCAATATTTGAACCCACAATTACAGCCATTCGTACAATTATTAAAGAAATTTTA